GGTGCTGGAAGAAGACCGAGAGCGGTCGCAAGGAAGCCGTTGAAGCTGCCCGTCTCCATGCCTGGAAACTCAAGGAGCAGCGCCGGCTGGCTGCGGGTGAGCCGGTGCCTGATGTCCATTGCCTGCGCTGCAGCTTCTGGGATGAGGGGCGCTGCAGCTTCTCGTTTCCAGAAGCGGGCGGTGTGTTCGCCGCCGACTGTTCCCTCTACCTTCTCGACTATGACCGACAGCTCCCCGGTGACGATCCACGACGCCGTAAACCATCCCTCTCACTACAAGCAAGGCGCCGTTGAGTGCATCGACGCCATCAAAGCGGCGGTGGGAGATGAAGGCTTTGAGGCGTACTGCCAGGGCCAAGTCATCAAGTACATCTGGCGCTATCGCCACAAGAACGGCCTGGAGGATCTTCGTAAGGCCAACTGGTATCTGACCGAGCTGATCAAGCAGTTCGGCGCGTAGCCTATGGCTATCTAAGGGAGTTACTCCCGGTGGATGACGCCGCCTACCTGCGCCAACAGGCCATGAATAAGTTGCGGGTGGCAGTGACCTTCGCCACGGCCGGTGAGCTGCATCGGGCGGCGGAGTTCCTCGATTTCGCCAGGGAGATCCGCAGCGGCAAGACCAGGCTGCGGCGCTCCGCCAGGAGCAAGACCCGTCAACGGGCCATCGAGCAGCACGGCTACTACGCCGGCGAGGGCTGAGACGCAGAAGACACACCACATTTAGTGGCACTTACGCCCCTAAGGGCCTATGGTCGTAGTCGCAGCCACTAGAGCGTCAATGCGCCCTGCCCAAGGCCGTGCTGCCCTGGTGTGGGAGCACTACGCCAGCACAACGACCACCTACGAGATCCCTGTCCTCTGATGCCCGACGTCTACAACGAAAAGGGGGTGCGGTTGCGGCACCCCTTCCCCTGTCCAAAATGCCGCCATCCCCACGGTCCCGTGGTCAACACCAGCCAAGCTGAAGGGGGCGGAACGATTCGCCAACGACGGTGCCCGGACTGTGCCTACAGCTGGGTCACCTTCCAGGAGCCGGAATACCTCCTCCCCCGCGAGGCTGTGAGGTGGGGGCGGCACAAACTCCAACTGGTGAACCCTGATCAGACTTATCTCAGTAACTCCGAGCCATGACGCCCCTAAGTCCTGACGCCATCGACGCGGAGTTTCGCCGCTGGTGGGCGCAGTCCTACCCAAACGCCGCACCCAACAACCGCGCCGTCGAGATCGCGGTGGCCTTCGTTCTCTACCTGCAGGAGCAGCATGACCATCAATGACGCCCTGATCACGCCGGAGAAGTGGCAGGACTGCTGGGAGAACTTCAAGGGGGAACCGCAGCAGGTCTCGGGGATCTGGACGCTGTATGAGCACCTGAAGCAGTCCGACCCTTGCCTGCTGGGCGAGGCGGCCGAGTGGCTGGCGAAGTTCCGCGAGGAGCCGCCGGCGCCGAAAGCGATCCCTGTGCCCTACTTCTGCCAGCTGCAGATGGACGATGGCCAAGGCTGGCGCGACTGCTTCTCGACCACGGCCGCGATGATTGCGGCGTGGAAGGGTAAGGTCCCGCCCAACACCACCGGCGAGAACCAGTACAACCACATCCGCCAGAAGCACGGCGACTCCACCGTGGCTGGCTCGCAGTTGGCGGCGCTGGCGGAGCTGGGCCTGCACGCCAACTACGCCACCAACGGCACCAAGGCCAAGCTGATCGAGCTGATCGATCAGGGGGTGCCGGTGGGCACCGGGATCCTCCATCACGGCCAGGCCAGCAGCCCCTCAGGCGGCGGGCACTGGATGCTGATCGTGGGGCACGACGAGAGTGGGGTGGTCGCCCTGGATCCCTACGGGGAGCTGAACGTGGTCAACGGCACTTGGGCACGCCAGGGCAGCGGTGGTGATCACGTCCACTACAGCTGGAAAAACTGGCTGCCCCGCTGGGAAGTGGCCGGCGCTGACGGCTACATGCTGTGGGTGGCGTGATGGCAGTCACCGACCTGCAGATCAAGGCCGCGGCCTCCATGGCATTGGAGGTGTACACGCACCCCCGGGACTGGCTGGTGCGCAGCGATGGCACCACCACCTGGATAGCCATCGAGGGCAGCGATGAGCTGGCTGATTGGCGTCGGAACTTTGAGTTCGTGCTGACCAGCACCGATGAGCACCTGGGCTTCGGGGCGTATGCCCGAGAGCTGATGACGCAGATGTGGGCGGCTGGTGTGCAGCTCGACCGCAATCAGACGATCGTGTTGACCGGCCATTCCCTCGGGGGTGCGGTGGCGACGATCATTGCGGCGCAGCTGCAGGAGCACCTGCCGCTGCTAGAGCTGGTGACGTTTGGCAGCCCACGCCCTGGCGGCCAGCGGTTTGCTGAGCTGTTGACGGTGCCCCACCACCGCTATGTCCATGCCGATGACGTGGTGCCGCACTTGCCGTCACCGCTGCTGGGCTTCCGGCACACCGCACCAGCGCTGCAGCTGAAGCCGTTCAAGGTGGCTCACCTGCTGAGCGGGGTAAGAGACCACGACATGTTGACCTACAGGAAGCTGCTGAATGAGTGATTCGATTGCAAACCGGCCGAGGGCCTTCCTGGTGCGTAAGGTCCATTCTCTGCGCAAGTTGCGCCGCGCCCAGCAGCGCCGGCAGCAGCAGCAACAGACCAAGCCACCGCAGGTGGTGCGCAACGGCTTCGGAGGCACTAGACGATGACGGATCTCAAGGAGCTGGCTGAGGGGCTGGCCGACGAGCTGGCGCAGGCCGGCAACCAGCTGCGCCAGTACCGGGCCATCAAGTCCGCCGACTGCTACGCCAGCTTGGGGCGTAAGTCACAGCACTGTCGCCAAAGCGGTAGACAAAACTAACTGGAGTTGGCTATGAAGAGGGAAGTACTTGAAACCCGTGGCTTGCGTATAGAGACTTCACTTGATTGGAATGGTAGATATTATTTGGCCTACAGGCCCACCTGCTCGATGTACTTCCGAGACCGGAAGGCGATGGTGAAGTGGCTGGGCTATCCGACCCAGACCCCCACCAGAGCGCTGCTGCTGGCGTGGCTGGATGAGTTGGAGGCGAAGGATGCCGCGAAAAAGGGCCCCGTTGTGGAGCCCGTCGCACATACCGAGGTGGTGGGCAGCTTTGATCCTGACGCTCATCAGGACGAGGATCCCGCGCTCAGCACCAAGATGGTCACTTAGACCAACTTTACGGAGCGGAGGATCAGGCAGTACTGCTTGGTTCCCGCACCATTTGCAGCTTGGGTCACCAAACCGGTAGAAACGCTGGCCCCCGTGTACACACGAAAAGAGACGCGCTGCGTACCAGGGTTCAAGTTGCTTGCTGGAGAAGCAAGGCAGCTCGTATACCCAGTCGGGGTGCCAGGGGGCTCAAAGCTGGCGGCGGTAGAGACTATCTCATTTGTCATGCCGATAGCAATTACAGCTTCCTTTGTGGCAGTCGAAGCTGTCGTATAGGGCCCAGCTTCTGATCCGGTGGAGCTTGACGTTACGGCTCCGTTAAGCGCAGAGACTATAGTGGTCCCTGGGTATTCGAGATGCGAGACAATGGTGCGGCCGTCAGCGGCAGTAGCGGTCACAGCGGGGACTGTGCCGGTGCCGGATCGGTACAAGATAATCATGTGAAAGTTGGCTTGCGACACGTTTGTGCCCCAGGTCGTCCAGCCTGTAGCGGTGACAGCAGGGGACGCAGTGCTCGTGGAAGTGACCACTACAAAAGCAAAGCCAGCTATGTTTACATTGCCGCTAACTGGTACGATCAGGCGCGGGCCATCTTCAAGCTGCGAGGAAGGCCCGACTTTCCGTCTTAGCATCAGGGTGTTTAGAACAATACTCACCTCACGTCCTCCAGCAGACTGGCAGCAATCACAGTCGTAGAAACGACGTAGTACGTCAACACGCTGGTCCCAATGGGAATGGTTGTAGCTTTCGTGCCACCAGAGAACTTCCAGTAGGTGCCGTAATTGACGGTGCGTTGGGCTGTAGTTGTAATGACGATGCAGCCACTCTGGCCGGCGACCAGATTCGTCGGGTTCGCCAGGGTGCGGTTGCCACCCATCGTCCAGCTGAAGTTGTTGGACGATGAGAAGTCCGGCGTGACAGTGGTGCTGTCTGTCAGCGCTGTGGGTGTGCCCACGGAGCTGGCGGGAACCGTGACCCGCCCGCTGGCCGCCATCGAAATGGCCGCCACACCACCAACCACCAGGGCCAGCTGGTTCGCTCCAGGGCTATAGAGGCCCGTGTCGACATCCCCCGTGAAGGTGATCGAGGGAGTCGCCAGCGCACCCAGCGGATAGGCCAGGGCGCCAGTCATCGTGTCGCCCGCCTTGGCGACGTAGCTGGCCTTCAGCCCCGCAGGCGTCACCGCCAGGGCGCCGATGGTGCCAGCAGCCACCTCAGCAGCGGTTGCCAGTTCGACAATGCCCTTCTCCGTCTCAGAAGCCTCAGCGACCGCACCACCACCACCACCACCACCGGCCGCGATCGCGTCGTTGGTGGCCTTGAGCTGATCTGCCGTCACCACCAGGCCAGCGGTGCCTGCCGTCACAGCTGCGGCATCAGCCAGCTGGACCGCCCCCTTGGCTGCCGTGGTGGCAGAGGGCAAGGCCGTTGCGGCCACTAGGTCGCCTGGTGTCTTGGGGCCCAGCGTGGTGCCGGTGCGGGTCCACACCCTGGCGGCCTCGACAAACTCCGTCGTGGCGAGCTGGGTGGTGCTGGTGCCAGCGACAGCGGTCGGTGCGCTGGGGGTGCCCGTGAAGGCCGGGCTGGCCAGAGGCGCCTGGCTCGCCAGCGCCGACTTCAGGCCGGCCGGCGTCACAGCGCGAACCGTATCGACACCCGCGGCAACCTCAGCGGTGGTCGCCAGCTCCACAATGCCCTTTGCAGTTTCGCTGGCATCCCCAACAGCAGGGGCGCTTAGCACCGCCTTGAGGTCGGCGGCGGTGCAGCGGTAGTCCACTCCACCACGGTTGACGAGGAGCAGATCAGTCTCAAGCGGAGTGCTCATGGCAGCAAGGGGAGAGTGGAAATGTCCTGCTTGAGGTAGCCCTCAAGGTATGCGCCGTTCAACATCTGGATGACGCCAGTGCTGGTGATCTTCAGGCGATCGACAGGGGACGCGTTGCCTGATGTCGCGGAAGCAAATACAAGCCTCGCAGGCACCGAGCTAGCAGTAGGAGTGCCATCTACCTCGCATCGGATGTTCCCTGCAAGACTGAAGCCAGTGCCGTTTGCGCCATGCCATTCGATGGCTCCGATGTTGTCGTCAACCTGCAGGGCCTCTCTGGCAGTACCTCTAGCCTTTGAGAACAGAAAGACATTGGGGAAAGCAGTGCTGTCGTTGCGATGGGTGCCCAAGCTGCCACTGGACCCGATGACCTGCAGCTTGCAGACACCAGTTGTCGGATTGTGCGCATCCCCGATGGGCGTGGCGGAACCAAGAAGCAGCCTGCCGGTCCCGATCGACAGCGAGCTGCCGGCAGCCTTAGGGGTGATCGTGCTGCCGTCGCTGGACCAGAAAGTGGCCGCCAGCAGCTGATCTGCACTCACCACGCGCCCCGCCGTGCCTGCTGTGATAGCTGAAGCATCTGCCAGGCGAACAATGCCTGCAACGGCGGTGGTGGCTGACGGCAGCAACGCCGGCAGCGACTTGTTGACCCACTGGCCACTACCCCCCAGCGCCAGAACTTCATCAGCAGCCGGCGCGGTCAAGACAACGTCCAGGAGGTCGTCGAGGTTGCTCGCGCCACCTCCCCCGCCGCCACCACTTGCGCCGTTCAGAGTGTCAACGCGCACCCAGCCTGCAGCGGCGCCGTTACACAGGATCCAGTCGCCTGCGTCGAAGGTGGTGCTGGCGGCCTGAGCTGTGCCGGCGCCAGGCGTGGTGCAAACAAAATAAGCGCCAGCGGCTGCGTCAGACGCGACGGGGATAGCGTCGTTGACCTTGAAACCTTCGGCGGTGCCGAACTGCGTGACACCCGTGATAACACCTGTGGCAGCATTGAAGACACCGCAGTAGCGCAGGTTTTCAGCAGTCAGGCGACCAGTACCGATCGGGAACCAGCTGTTCCCGTTCCACATGCGCACAGCTCCTGTCGATTCCTGGAGCCACAACATCCCGTTGTGGACCGTATTGGCCTGGGATGGAACTGCCTCCTGGATGAAGGAAACGGCGTAGTCGGCCAGCTTCTCCTGGGTGATGCTGCGGTTGCCGATCAGCGCGGAGTCCAGCGTGCCGCTGGTCAGCTTCCCAGCGTCCAAGCTGGGGATGTCAGCAGCCACAAGGGAGCCGCCCGCTGTGACGTGGCCCGTGGCGTTGACCGTCACTTTGGTGTGAACGCCCGCTATGACACCGCTGGTGCTGTGGGTGACTGCGCCATTGCCGTCGATAGATAGGACCGGGCCAGGAAAGGATGCCGCGCCGGCCGCTGCAGCGGTTGCCAGGGGGAGGTCAGCGGCCACCAAAGCAGCGGTGCTCTTGATATGGCCGTTGGCGTCGTAGGTGATGCCGTTGCGAGTGCCCGCCACCACGGTGTTGGAATGGCTGACTGCACCCACGCCGCTGACACTCAGGCCACCGGTGGGGCTGATCGAAACCACCCCGGCTGCTGTGGTGGTCGCGGTGGGCAGGTCGGCCGCCTGGATGGCAGCGGTGCCCGTGATGTGCCCCTGCGCGTCGTAGCTGATGCCGTTGCGACTGCCGGCGGTGAGCGCATTGGTGTGGCCGATGGCCCCGTTGGTGATGTCCAGCCCCCGGTCGACGATCCCCGCCGCCAGCTTGGACAACGGCACCGAACCCGCCGCCAGCTTGGCTCCGTCAATCCCTGTCGCCAGCTTGGCGTCGGTGATCGCTCCCGCAGCCACAGCCGCAGTATCGACCGCCCCATCAGCTAGCTCTGTTGCGGTGATCGCATCGGCCGCGATCTGCACCGTGGTCACACTGCCTGAGACCAGCTTGGCTCCATCAATGCCAGCCGCCAGCTTGGCGTTGGTGACGGCCAGGGCAGCGATAGCGGCAGTGTCAACGGCATTGTCCGCCAGCTCCGAAGCGCCGACGCTGTTGGCAGCCAGCTCGCGGGCAGTGATGCTGTCTGCGGCCAGCTTGCCGCCATCAATGTCGGTCGCAAGCAGCGTGTTGGTGATGGCGCCAGCGGCAATCTGCGTGGTGCCGACGCTGCCTGCCGTGAGTTTGGCGCCACTGATGCCGGCGGCCAGCTTGGCGTTGTCGACGCTGGCGTCGAGCAGCTTGGCACCATCAATGCCGGTGGCCAGCTTGACGTTGGTGATGGCGGTGTCCACCACCGCGGCCGTATCGACAGCCCCATCGGCCAGCTCCACTGCCGTGATGGCGTTGGCGGCGATCTGGGTCGAACCCACGCTGTCGGCCAGCAGCTTGGTGCCATCGATCCCGGTGGCTAGCTTGGCGTTGGTGACCGCCAGGGCGGCGATTGCCTCCGTGTCCACCGCGTTGTCGGCCAGCTCGACGGCGGTGACGGAGTTGGCGGCCAGCTGGGTGCTGGTCACGCTGTCGGCGGTCAGCTTGGCGCCGGGGATGGCGCCGTCGTCCACGAAGGCGATGCCTCGCTGGACCACTCCCTTGAGGCTCAGCCGGCGCGTCTCGCTGGAGCTGTAATCGGCAACCGCCAGGTCATCGGTCGCTTCCGCGTCAGCGGGTAGCAGCACCGGAAGTTCCGAGATCCTTAGGTCCGCCACTCGCCCAGCAACGCACGAATGAGGTCAGTCTACGAGGGCTAACCGGTCTCTTCTATTGTCATGAAGCCGCCCTGTGCAGTTTCCAACCGGATCCTGTCGGAGACGCCCTGCTCTTGCAGCATGAAAGCGCTGGTGAATCGTGTCCTTAGTTTGATCTCGCCAGTAGTTACAAACTCAATAGTGGTGCGGATGGGTTCCTTCGCCGAAAAGACCATGCCGACGTTAGTGATGCGAGCGTCAAACTCGTACCAGATCTCGTCGTCTACAGCTTCTGCTCTCCCGTAGGGCTTGGGACCCCGTCTGATCAATGTGAGCTTGCCCCAGAACTCACTGCCGATCTTCGTGCGAAGAAGCAGCTGGTTCATGTAGATAGGCATCTCCACGCTGTCAGAGCTTGTGTTGCAGGCTGCTGGGTCACAGCCTCGGTTGTCGTAGTCGAAGAAGCACTGCAGACGGCCGCTGCCGCTGATCAGCCCTGAGACGTTGCGCTTGAACTCGTCAGTAAGTGCGGTGACGTCGGTGGCGTCGCGTTCTGTGTTCAGCTCAAAATCGATGACCTGGCCAAGAATCCGCTCACTGTTGTTCCTGACTCTGAGTTCGATGCTGACAGAGCGGCCTGGGTCTACCAAGTCAACACGCCCAGCAGTTTCACCTGCGACCGCCGCATCGAAGGTGCGGTAGAGGCGGATGGCGCCCACCTCGTCAACGTAGAGGTAGAACGTCCCATCCTTGTAACGGGTGTTGGTCGGCCATCCGCTAGGGGCGATGAAGTCCAGCAAGCCACCATCGGTGGTGCGCAGCTCCACCTGATCCCCCGTGAGAAGGGCCCCTAGCACAAAGTTGAAGCTAAATCTGTTCTTGACATAGTTGACGTCGGAGCGCGTGACTACACCGCGAACGGCTTCATCAAGGCCGGTGCGTCGCAGCTCTACCAGCCCGTTCTCACCCAGAAGAACCGCCATCAGAGCGTTGCGCTGGTGTACTCCCCTGTGCGGGTAAATTGAACATTGGCCGTCATCACCTCCCCCGTCGAGCAGGCGACGCTAACGCTATTGATGTAGCAGTTGAACTTCAGTGACTTAGCGCCGTAGATCAGTTCGATAGCGCCAGGAGCGGGCACCCCCGTGGTCACACAGTTGTCCAAGATGCCCTGCAAGGTAGTGTTGTCGTCGTGATAGAAGATCGTGGCGCTGCCCGTGGCGCTCTTGAGGCCAGCGGTGTAGCTGCGGGAGATCTCCCCCAGGTTGGTGATGTCCAGCGTGTCGAAGCTGGCATCCATAGACCAGTCACGCACCCTGGCGATGGTCGTGGTGTCGAACTTCAGACTGCCATCCTTGCCGCTGAAAACTGCCACTGCTACGCCTCGGAGTTGAGTTCAGTCTACGAAGGGTCGAGCCTGCCAACAAACCGGCACTGCAGGGAGCTGACCCCCGGCACCACGCTCTCCACCGATGGGGGTTCAGCGAAGCGCCAGCGCAGGCCGCTGTTGTTGATCTCCGCGAAGTAGGGCGCCAGCTCATCTGAGGCTCCCACCGTGCCGTCCGTCGCGGAGAAGGTGATCCAGTCGTCTGCCACCACCGCCTGGTCGTAGAGCGCCAGCACCTGGGCAGCGCGGGCATCGGGGATGTTGGCGAAGCCCAACCGCAGCTCGGAGTCCACCCGGCGGTTGCCGTAGCGCAGGATCGTCGTGGCGCCGTTGAGGGCCTTGAACTCCGTCTGGGGCAGGGCGCCAGGAGAGTAGCTGCGGCTGGTGGGCCTCAAGGCGGGGAAGGCTCGCGGTGCCATCAGCCCACCTCCACCTTAAACGCTGAGTCAGACCAGTCTAGGGCGGCCAGGCTGCCTGAACTCGTCAGTGGCGCGAAGCTCGCTGAGACATCCACTAGCCCGTCATCGGCGTAGCTCAGGGTCTCAACCTTGTAGGTGCGGCTGGTGGTTGTGGTGTTCTTGATGGTGAACACCGTGCCCCACAGAGCGGTCTGTGAGGTGCGGCCGTTGCTGGATGTCAGCGTGGCTTCAAGCACCCCCGTGGAGCCTGGGGCCCAGTAGATGATCGTGGCACTGGATGGCAGGGTGCCGACGCAGGTGATGGTGCCGTCGGGGCCGATGGTGCCGTTGTTGAAGCGGCTGGTGTGGCTGGCCTCCGACACCAGGCGGAAGTAGTCGCCAGGGGCCAGGCCCATGGCGGCCTGGGGAGTGGTCTTGAACTGGACGGCATGGTCCACCATCTGGCGAGTGCGCAGGGCGTACTTGGCGAAGGTGATCGGGTGCGCCTGGGTGGTACAGAAGCTGCTCATGTCGAACTGCTCCTCGGGGTCGGCGTCGCTGCCGCCCTCTGCGTCGGAGAGGCGCACCGTCACCACACGGGTCTGGGGGAAGCCGTTTTCCTTGTCCTGGCGCCACTGCAGCACCGCCTTGAACAGCTTGCGCTCCTCGGGCGAAAGGAAGGTCACCCGCAGGTCTCGGATGTTGCCATCGGTGAAAAGCGCCTTGATCTCAGGCTTGCCTGCGTTGCTGATCTTGAAGTCGGTGCCGTAGGGGACTGAGGGCACCAGGCTGAACTGACCGCCCAGGATCGTGAAGTCCAACAGGCAGTAGCCCGCCTGCTCGAAGATCCACTGTCGGATGTTCTGCTTCTCGGTGATGACCCCATCCCAGGTGAAGCCGTTGGCGTCGCAGAACCGGGCGGCCAGGGTCATGCGGGTGCGGTCCACCTGGCTGGCACTGATGGTGTTGCCGGCGCCCAGCACGGGATCGGTCAGCAGGGCGTAGGCGATCTCAGGCAGCAGGTTGGTGGCCGACCGACCGCCCTCCACCAGCCGCTCGACCATGCAGCCTCGCTTGATGAAGGCACTGAGGGAGTTGAAGCTCGTCCACTCCTTGGTGCTGTGGATCCGCAGGCCGGCGAAGGCGAGTTTGTCGTACTGCGGAGCAGCCTGCTCGACCTGCTCGTTGACGTAGACGATCTCATGCTCGGGGCTGTCGTCATGGCTGGAGCGCTCCGACGAATACAGGTTGAGGTCCGAGATGGCGTCGTACAGGTTGAGGTTTTCGGCAGTGGCAAGGGCAGTCGCATCTGTTGCCACCGTCACGGTGGCGTTGGCCTGTGGGATGGTCACCGTTTCGCCGTTGGCAAAGCCCGTGCCTGGGTTGACAATGCTCCAGCTGGAAACACCGTTGGAATACGTCCTGACCTGCAATACCAGCCCTGAACCGCTGCCGCCTGTTGCAGTCACCTGCCCGTCGAAGGTGACGGTGATGGAGCTGTAAGACTGCTTGGCGATCTCGTAATACTCGACCCCGGAAGAAGAATAGCGCAGATTGAGCCTTTCATAGCGAAAACCATCTTTAGTGGTAAAGGGGTTGTCACCCGAAGTGCCAACGAGCTTGTTATCCCAGTAGAACTCATGGTTGTCGCCGTAAACGTAGTAGTAGACGAGGTTCTTGCTAGTAGCGTTGGAGTTGTAGCGAGTCTCAACTGTCTGCCACCCCGTAGGAGGAATCGAGCCAGAGCTGTAACTGCTGAGGCTGTTGACCTTGCCGGTGGGCTTCGGAGGCGGGGAACCCTTGATCCACTCGCGGTTACACAACATCCCATCGTTCAAGTACAGCTGGTTGCCCGCAAAGGTGATCGTAAAGCCGCCTGCCTCTCCGTATTGCTGCAGCGTTCCTGGAAACAGCTGCCAGACCTTTTTGTCCTTGTAAAAACGCAGGGCGCAGTTGCCGTGGTAAGGCAAGAGACGAAACTCGTACTGGCCGAAAGGGTGGCTGATGCGGATGAAGTTGTACTGGGGCTGGGGTGTGTTGTTGCGGATACAGAACAGCGTGCCGTTGGAGATGGTCTGCCAGGTGCCGTTGCTGCCCAGCGGACGCACCTGCAACTGAAAGAAACTGAGCCGGTAGATGTACTTGGTCAGCGATCCCAGCGAGTAGCTGCCGTTGTCCCGCTCGTACTTGCTGATGGTGCGAGGGTTGGGGAGAGCGTTGACGTTGGGGAAGCCGGTGATCTGCTTGTATACCGTGGACTTCAGCCCAATTTCCGTGCAGGTACACTCGCGGTTGTTGCTAACGGTGCCAATCGCTACGCGGCTAATATGGAAATTGGCGTAGACGGGATCGACGTCTAAGTGCCCGCGAAAGTCGACTGTGCCTGCTTCCAGCGTCTTAAACTCAACAAACTTCTTCTGTCCGGGCACCCACGGCTCAGCCGGGACCGCTGCCCCCACCACCAGTTGCGACCCAATTAGGTAGGTGTCACCGACGGAGATTGCTTCGTCTGTGGCGTAGCGTTCTGATTCGGTAAATGAATTGACGTCTTCCACGCCCCAGGGCTGAAACCGCCCCGTGTTTTCCATATCACCGTTTATCTCGTAGCGAAGAAGAGTCGAATCGCCTCCCTGACTGATGAGAGCACAGAACCTGGGGAACCGCTCGCGGTAAACCTTGTTTTGCTTGATGTCGATGTCTTCCTTGAGATCGGACTCCGCATCGTCGGGCTTGAGGATCAGCTCGTAGTCGACGCGGTAGACCGCCCCGTTGGGCATGGTGTTGTAGATGCCGAACTGAGTCTGGGTGCCGGGGGTGCGGGTGCCTGAGAAGTACGGCTGGAAACTGGAACTGCGATCCCAGTAGACGCTGAAGGCATCACTGTGGGTGACGGGGATGGCGGTGCCTTGGGAGTAGCGGTCGGCGCTGCCCTCGGTGATGCGCCCGCCGTTGCGCTTGAAGTAGAGAGCCAGCTTGGCGTTGGTGTAGTTCTCCAGCAGGGTGTCGCCGATGGCGTAGCCAGCGAAGTCGGGTGCTGCCTCCAGCTCGCCGCTGCTGAACATTGCCAAGATGCGCAGCTGCTGGCCGGTGCCCAAGCTCAGCATCTGGGACCAGAGCAGCGAGCTGCTAACCCGCACTCCCTTGCGGGCAAACACCAAGGGAATGACGGTGCCCAGCGCCGCCAGCTCCTGCACGGAGTCAAAGGCCGTCTGGGGAGCGAAGCGGCTCTGCCCCTTGACGTCAGGAGTGCGGGCGCTTGGCGGGGTCTTCGGTTCCTGCGGCTTCGGCGCCAGCAGCGCGCTGATCGCCGTCAGCGCGATGCCGATGACGAGGTTGATGATGATCGGGACAACAAAACCGGCCCTCACGTCGGGCACCAGCTCGTAGCCCGCTGGGCGCTCGGCGATGTAGCGCTCAGCCAGATCGACGAAGTACCAATAGTCCTCTTCGCTCAGGCCGAGGGTTTCGCAGAGGGCAACTTCTGCGCTGAGAAGCAAGCGACGACCGGCAGGGCGCCGATGGGAGACCATTTCACCGCCGACTCTGCGAAGCTCAGCCACCCGTCCTCCCAGAAAACAGCCAGGCCATAGCCCTTGTCGGCCTGGCACAGAGCAATCACGCCACAGTCTAAATTCGCTGTCTGTTGGCCCCAGCGCTCCAGCTCCTCGCGGAAGACGGTGTAGTCGCCGCGGCGCAGGCGGCGATACCAATCCCGTGTCGGTGCTGGTGCGGTGTAGCCGTAGTGCTCCACCACAGCCTTGGCCAGCCCGAAGCAATCGGTGACACCATGGCGCTCAGGGTCGGCGCCCAGGCGGTAGCCCATCCCCACCAGCCGGTGGGGCGTCACCGGTTGTAGATCTGTCCGCTGGTGGGGAGCGCGCCCACCAAGGTGCTGGTCAGCACCCGCATCGGCGCTGAGGCGCCCACGGCGTCGATGCTGCTGCTGAGCAGCACCTCAACGGTTTCGGTGTCGTAGCTCATGCTGGCCGCCAGCCAGAACTCGCTGGTGAGGGTCCGCGCCACCGCAAACGTAGTGGGGTTCATCGAGCAGCTGTCCACGCGGATGTTCCACTTCTGCTGAACCGCCTGGGTGGCGTAGCCCATCGACAGCGCGTTGACCTCCAGGATCAGCCCCGCCTCCAGGTTGTCGCCCGTGCGGTTCTTGGCAGCACCTTGGTAGATGAAGCTCAGGTAGGACCAGCTGACGCCCCGGTGGCTGATGGTCTGACCGGGCAGGCTGTTCTGGAAGCGGTGCTGCACGGCGCCGGCAGCATTGGACACCTCCAGGAAGTTGGTGAGGGCAACGACGGTCATCAGGTCATCCCACCTATAATTACGCGTGTAGCGTTAGTTTTCATGCCTAAGGCAGGCGTTGACCGCACCGGCCAGCGGTTCGGTTCCATCGTAGTTACAGGGAGAGTTGACATGCCTTCTCACGTGGCTGGCCCGAAGTGCTGGTGGTGGAGCTACGTCTGCGACTGCGGCGGCACAGGCAAGGCGCGTGGCTCAGACATAGTTAAAAAAGTGTCATGCGCCGCCTGCACAAGACGGCGGCACGCGTTGCAGGTCGCCACTCATGGGATGAAATACACCAGCATCTACCGGGTATGGTGCAACATGTGGCAACGCTGCACTAACAAAAATCACAGGAGCTACCACCTTTACGGTGGACGGGGCATTAGTGTCGCACCGCAATGGAAGTCGTTTGAGACATTTGTTGCCGACGTGCCCAAAAAGCCAGAAGGCACGTATCAGCTGGACAGGATAGATAACTCAAAGGGGTACGTGCCTGGCAACGTTCGGTGGGCTACCCCAAAAGAAAACAATAGAAACAGGCGTAGCAATGTGTTGCTTACATGGCAAGGCAAAACACAGTGCATTGCCGATTGGGCGGAAGAGCTAAACACCACACAGGCCACGCTTAAGCAGCGCATTAGAAACGGCTGGTCTATTGAGAGGGCGCTTACTACGCCTCGTCAGCTACGCAAGTCCCATTCTTGATCTGACCGACCTTTTGTTGCGCAGGTCGCCCATGACGCGGCTATGGCCGCTGGCTGCGCCCTGCTGAGCAGATTGACGGCCCATGGCGCGGACCTGCTCAACCGTGGCGTACTCCACGTTGTTGATCACGACGGTCTCCAGGGTGAAGTGTCCGCCACCTCCTGCCCCACCGCCACCACCTGCGGAGCTGGAGTCGGGGATGACGCTGCTGCCGCGGCGGCCGGCGGCGTAGCGGTTCATCGCCGCGCCCATCTTGCTGGCGGGAATGACGTACTCGCTCTCGCCGCCTTCGCCGATGATGGCGCGGGTCGGGCCGGTGACAAACCCCCCAGATGCAAAGCCGATGTTTGCCCCGAATCCTGCCATTCCAGGACCCTCGAAGTTCCAACCACCGGCCTGGGAGAACGGTCCTGCGCCGCTGAACCCACCGAAGCCACCTCCGCCAAGGCTGTTACCAAAGATGCCCAGCACCTTCATCACCAGGGCCTTGGCGATCATCTGGGTGGCCATGTCGATGAAGGCTTTGCCGATGTTGGCGAACATCTGCGACATCGCCTGCTGGACTGTGGTCGTGCCAGTGATCAGGCCGGTGATGGCGTTGCTCATGGCGCTGCCGATCTCGCCCTCTATCGTCTGCGCCAGGCTGAGGATCATGCCCTCGGTGTCGTTCAACTCGCCTTGCAGCTGCGTGATGTAGTCACGAATCTTCTTTCCCTTGTCGCCATCGATGGCGCCCTTCTCGGCGGCGGTGCCCTTACCCTCGATGACCCCGCGCTGGGCCTTGAGCAGGTCGAGTTGTTTTTGCAGCTCCTCGGTCCACTTGCCTTCGGCCATGAGCTTCGTCTTCGTGGCTTCCAGCTGCGCGACTGCGGTGTCCAGCTGCTCCAGCTGCAGGCGCACCTGCTCGCGGATCTTGGCGACCTGCTCCGCCAGCGCTGGGGTCATGCCGTCTTTGATCAGGCCGGCGTACTCGCGCTGGAAGGCAGCGGCGTCCTGCTGCGACTTGATGATCTGGTCGAGGGGGGCGTTGAGCTGGTCGGTGATTGCCGTGACGCTCTGGCTGAGTACCTGGGCTGCCTGCTCCTTGGTGAGCTGGGTGAACGCCTTGGCCAACTCCAGCGCATTGGTCTTGGCGCTGAGCAGCTTCTGATCCAGCTGGCCCATTGACGCCAGCAGGCCGCTGACATCTGAGGCGCCGGGGAGCTTGATGCCGCCCAGTTGGGAGGTGGCCTGACCAACGCTGGCGGGCAGTGCAGGTGCTGTCGGGGCGGGGGCGGTAGCTGGGGCAGCTGGGACTGCGCTTCCCCCAGCCAGTAGTTGTTTAACGATGGGCGCCAACTGTGCGTCGGGTACGTTCTGCAGCCCGATCCACTCCTGGCGAAGCCCGGCCATGGATTGGTTGACACTGCCTGGCACCAGGCGATTACGCGCCAGCGCGGCAAACAACTTCTCCTGCACCTCCGGGGTGAACTTGTCGTTGGCCGTGACTCCGGTGTTGCCATAGCTGCCGTTGAGCAGGCCCCGCAGCGTGCCCCCGATGATCTGGTACTTGCCGACAGCGTGGAGCTGCTGGTTGCGCGGGACGTTCGGAGCTAGCTGGCGGCGCTGGATCTCCGCGATCGTCATGTTGACGAGGTTGGGATCGACGCCGCTGCCGTGGGCGGTGTGGCCGTTGTTGCTGCCGCCGCGGTTGAAGGCGCCGTAGTTGCCGCCGTAGCTCTCAACGCCGCCGATCAGCCCGCTCAGCGCCCCGTAGGGCCCAGCTATCTGCCCTGTAAGTCCACTGGTGGCCGCCAGCTGTTGGGCAGCGTTGGTCATCAGGGAGATGGCCTCTTTCATCTTGGCCACCTGGTAGTCGGCAGCCTGCACTTGCAGGTCGTAGATGGCGCGGGCGGTGGTGATCTTGGCCCGCTCCACGTCGCGGGTCAGCTCGGCGCCCTGACGATTCAGCTCGTCGACCTTGCGCGCCACATCGAAGCGGAACTTCTCGGAAGCCTTCTTCAGGTCTTCCATCTCGATGGTGTGCAGCCGCTCCTTCTGCTGGAGGTTGGCTTCGGCTTCGGAGCGGGTCTTGACGTACTGGCGGACCGCATCCAGCAGGCTGTTGGCCAGGTCTTGGCCGGGGACGTTGCCGCTGACGCGGCTGCCGGAGAGCTGCAGATCCAGTCGCTCGATCGCCAGCTGCGCCTGTTGGCGGGCGTTGTCGATCTCGATGCGGGCGATGTCCTGCCGCTTCTTGTAGATCTCGTCCTCGATGGAGCGGCGCAGGTCGAGGGTGGCCCGCTCCAGATCGGCTGCCCGCTTGCGGAAGCCGTAAGCCTGGTCCTCGATTTGAAGGCGTAGGTCTTGGGCCTGACGCTCCAGCTGGATTCCTTGGCGGCGCAGCGCCTCGGCCCGCTCTGCTGCAGCGAGCTGCTTGTCGGCGGCGTCTTGCAGCGCCTGCGGGGAGGTGGTGGTCGCGTTCGGTTTGCCTGGGGTTAGCCCGTACTGCTGGATGTAGCGCTGCTGCAGCTGCTGGAGCTTCGCTTCGTCTACGACACCACCGTTGGCGTTGCGCAGGGCGATTGAGTCCTTGAAATACTGCTGATACGCCTTGGGGCTGGCCGTGTTGAGCGCGGTGAGGAAATCGGTCTGTGCAGCCTGAGTTCGATTGCGCTTGTTGGTTTCACCAATGATGCGCGTTATCCAGTCCAGCAGGTCCGCCAGGGGGCCAGCGATGGCCGCCTGCATCTGCAGGTTCAGCTCGGCCCATGCCTTTGCTGCCCTGTCACTGCTGTCGCCGAGCCTGGTGAGATCGTTTACTCCAGCGGCTCCGATCTTCTTCACCATCTCGCCTTGGATGATGGCGGTGGCTTCTGTGATATGTCCGACCTCGATGAGGCGGCTGATGTAATACTCCTGCGACTTGCTGGCCAGCAGGCCGGCCTCGGCCAGCTTCTGGAAGTTGGTGATTGGATCGCGCAGAGCTTTGCCGGTGTCCTGGGCGGCGGCCGCGAACTGGTCCAGTAGTTGGCCGATGGCGCTGGTGAACACCGAGAAGATCGGGTTGGCAGTGTTCAGTCCCCCGCCCAGCGCGCCGCCGATGATCGAACCGGCCCCTCCGCCAAACAGCAGCGGGAACGCACCCCCGATGGCGGCACCTTCAAGGGCCTTGCCTCCTTGGGCCTTCTGAGCTTTCAGATCCTGAACACGGTCCTGGCGCCTCGCCCTGCGGATACGAACAAGAACCTGCTCGATGCGCTGCTGCAGCTGAAGCTCCTTTTCCATGGCAGCGGCGCCGGCCAATAACTCCATCTCGAGCTGCTTGGCTGCCCCGGCCACCCTGCCGGCGAGCGCGACCTGAAGGCGGTACTGGAAGGTGGTCTGGGCTGCGGCTTTGCCCGCGGCCGTCTCAGCCGCGGCCCGTTCGCGCATCCGGTTGACCATGTTCTGGACAGAGCCCTCCACGGCGGTGGGGCTCCCGGCTGGGCCTGCGGGGCTGGCGTATCCAAACGCCACGGGGCGGCGGATTACCTCGGCGGGGGCTGCGTTCTTGGCTGCGACTGCTGCTGCCAGCCGCTTACGAGCAGCCTCGCTTTCTGTCTTCTCCAGATCGCGGACCGCACGCTCTGCCTCGTAGGCCGCAGCGGCGATCTCCTTGTAGGAAAGTCCGGGATCGTCCTCACCACTGATTCCTCGTTTCACACGGGCTCTGGCGATGGACTTGTCGATCGCAGCCTGTTCAATGCCTGAGCGGACCTGATCGGCCGCCTGACTGAACGCGGCAAAACCGGAACCAGCGCGCCCAGCGCGGCTGCGAGCCAAGTTAGTGGCTACGCTCGCCTGGCTATTGAACTCCCGCTGTGCGCGAGCGGCCGCCTGCAGCAGTGTGTTCTGCCTCTCCTGTTCGGTGTTAAGCCGCTTGGTGACATCGACCAGCTTGTAGGCGATCTTGACGGCCGTGTCTGAGTCAGAGTTGGTCTTGTTGAGGGCCGCCTGCAGCGCTGATTGACGACGCCCCAGGTTGGAGACAGTCTCGTTGACTTCATACAGCCGTCGCCTATACAACTCGACGGCCGAGGTGGAATCGCCAATGAGGGTGCTCAGCCCATTCAGACTTAGGCCGGCGCGTTGAAACGCACGTTCAATCGGGGTCTGCAGCTCCGCTGCGACCCTGGCGAGTTTGAGGGTGTCCTTAGTCGCCCGAGCAATCTGCGGTGCAAATCCGATAGCTGCGACGGTGGCCGCCGTTAGCCCAGCAGCCAGCAGAGGGTGCGCCGCGGCCCCTGCGAGCGCTGCCTCGGTGAGTCCCGCTATTGCCTTGGTGGAGGCACCGATTACCCCAGGCAGTCGGTCTAGCCCGCCCCCGATGATTGGAGTGCGGTTAATGTCTCGCAGGATTAACGCAAGAGTCCCTAATCCCCCTGCAGCTGTTAGTCCTCTAGTGACAGACGCAAGCCTGCTGAATGATGCGGTGATGGACTGTATGGATCGTTCACCATCAGTCCTGAAGCTCAGGCGCGTCTCTTGGATGCGCTCTAGCCGCTTGGCGATGGAGTCGATCGCCTGCTCGGCCTTCCTGACGTCCGCGCCTAAGGAGATGTTGACGTCGTAGTTGGCCAAACCCGCGTAGCCCCTAACTGCGTTAGCTCACTGTAGGTCGGCAGTAAAAAGCGGGCCTACCGGCGGGCCCGCCTACTTAAGTATGATTGGGGTGCTCCAGCGGGTTGCAGCCCCTGAAGCGTGACCGATCAAAACCGCTTGACCGATGACAAAGCCTAGGCCGCTGCCTCCTTTGGAGGTGCTTGAAGAGCTGTTTGCCTACGACCCATTAACCGGGGTGCTCTCCTACAGGAAACGGCCAAACAAGCACTCCACCACTCAGGCGGGCGCACCCGCTGGCACCGTTCACATCAGCGGCTACTTAGTGGTGACGGTTAATCGAACCACATATCGAGTCCACCGCATCATCTGGAAGCTGGTTACTGGGGCGGAGCCTCCTGAGCTCATTGATCACAAAAACCGGGACAGGGCGGATAACAGGTGGGCAAACCTCCGCGCAGCCGAGGCTTGGCAAAACCTAGGAAACAGGCGGGCCCCCAAGGGAGGGGTAACGCCTGGGCGCAAGAGGGGTAGCTGGAAAGCGCAGTTCAATGGGAGCTCTAAAACGTTCCCCACAAAGGAGGAGGCCCACCAGGCTTACGCCCAGTGGCACCTCCAGTATTTCGGCGAGTTTTCTATCTACGCCTAGCACTCTTCATGGCTTTCTCCTGTTCGTCATTCAGATGACCGAAGAATGCGGACCAGAGTAACAACTCTTCTTGGGTTATTTCTGCCCAGAGTCTAGTCAGGGTGTAACCCAGTTCTTTAGCCACTGATAACGACAGGAGAAGCCATTGATCCTTACTTAGCTGTTGCTGAACTGCTTTTGGGCTCCAGGGGGGCCTCGTCGTCGGAGGCGCTGAGGACGGCCAACATCAGCTGCTGCAGGTCGGCGTCACGCACTTCGTTCTTCAGCTCCACCATGTCGGCGGGGATGAACAGCTTCTGGCCGTTCTCGTCAAGGGCCTTGTCCACCAGCAGCTGCAGCGCGAAGGCGTTGGCGTCGTCGGACTTGGCGTTGCGTTGGGCGCGGTCACGCTCCGCCATGGTCAGCGGTCTCGACCAGAAGGTGAAGGTGCTGCCATCGGACAGCTCCACATCCTTGCGGCTGGGCACCAAGTTGGCGGCGTTCTTCAGACGGTCGATGGCGCGGATGGCTGATGCCATGCAGTTGCAAGTAACTACTCAGTTAAGTATAGGTCTTGACGCCGATAAAAAGCCCCCGCTTGCGCGAGGGCGAACAGTCCACTGAACCAGTCTGGCTCAGACGAGGCTGAGGTTGAACAGGTGGGTCGGAGGGCCGGACAGGTTGAAGTTGATCGAGGCCACCAGGGCGTCGCTGGTGTTTGCCGAAACCGAGAAGCCGCCGAGGGAGATCGGCGCCTCGATGTAGGACGAGAGGGTGTCATCGATGACGCTGCCCACGCCT